TGTCCCAGCCTCCGCCCCGCTTATAAGACCGTCGCCCGTTGCGTCGTACTTGAAGTTCATCGCCTTGAAAGCGTCGTCCGTCTTCTTCTCGTAATCCTTCCACAGCCTCCACCAGAGCCCGTCGCTCTCGGTTATCATCCCCTTGCAGACCTCGGCAACCGACGCATATACATGCGCCTCGCGCAGGTCTTCCGGGTCGAGCACGAGGGCCGGCCTCCTGCCTGTCTGCTTAAGGCGCTCTTCTATCTTTTCAAAGGCCCTGCTTATCTCCCTCGTATAGGAGCGCGTAAGAATGAATCTATCCGTCGTAATGGCAGACCCGAACGCCTCGGTGGTTACGGTGCCTGTCGTCGAGTCAAAACCGGTTATTATGCGGCTGGCCGCCTTATCAACCGAATAGGCGAGGCCGCCGGTAAAATATCCGTCGCCGTAACGCTTTAACTCGGTGGACGTCAATGTCGTGGCGCTGCCGCTCTCGGCCTGTCCCCTTACCCTCCAACCGCCTTCTTTTATCTGCGGCAGCTCGGAGGTAATATCGTCGTCCGTAATAACCCGCGTCAAAGCCGAAGCGACAACGTCATAGAAGACCGTAGCGAAGAACTGCGCGGAGTCGTATACATATTCGACAATTGCCTTGTAATCGCTCCCCAACTCCGCATTATCAGAGGCGGAAAGCCCGCAAGTGGCCAGTCCGTCAGGAGCAATGCTCATGGCAGCGCCATCTATGAGTTTTATCGAGCTTGCAGGCTTGAACACGGTCAACTGACTTGAGGTCGGCGCTATTCGCGCATTATCACGATAAAAGCGCATCTGAAAGACGCCGCCCGTATCCTTAAGAAACTGCTGTTTCATCTCTCTATCTCCCCTCTATCTCGCAAACGCCTTTGTGATAGTCTCTTGCGCATGGTCTGACAAGACCTTCTTCACCCATGCCATGTCCGCGTCGCCTACGGCAAAAAAACGCCTCTTTGTCCGCTCCTTACCAACGCCTGAGTTCTGATGATAACCCGCCTTTTCCGCCTCTTTTGCCGCTTTAAAACCGATGCCCGCATCAGGCAGCCCATATACCTGTATAGCGTCGAGCATCGCGCCTGAGCGACGCAGGGTTACAATCTCCTGGCGCTTGCCGGTCCCGTCGCCGCCACGCGCCGCATAAGGCTTAAATCTCTCTCCAGCCGCGTCTATTCCATCTGCCGCGCGCTCGATGAGCCGTTCTTTGAGCCCGTTGGAGAGCTTGTCTATCGCCTCTTGATTTGCGATGCCTTCTTTTATATCTTCAATGGCGGCCTTGAGCCTTTCTAAACCTTCTACCCTTACCCTTAACCTCATCTGCGTCTCTTCTTGTTGTCAGTTTC